GGCACGACTGGCGGTGGCGTCGAATTTCGAGAAATCCGTCTCACACGTGACGAATCTTTCGCGAATGAGGGGCGAATTCGCGGATTGGTACTCGTCAAATGGCTGAATCCTCAGAGCGAGCTCCTCGGGCCCGTAACCGCACACAAAGCACGGTAGGTCGAGCGTTTTGAGCTGCTCCACTACTGGATTGACGAAGGAGGACAAGAAGGTGTTGTGCGCTGGATCGACGTTGCAAATCACCCGGCATGGTGCCCCGGGTGCGGCGGTCTCGCGCTTGAGCATGATCTTAACCGGGAGTTTCTCTGTCGGGTCTACGGTTTTCCCGCCGGCGTCTAGGCACCGTTGGCGTGACCTTATGGTGGAACGGGCTTGCGCCACCTCTGGGAACTCGTGGGGTTGAAGATACTCAGTAACCTTGAATGCCTCCTTGAACTTTACGGAGAGAGCGAACGCTGTCTTGTCGAAAGGAACGGTGTTAAGACACTTGGTGATGCGCTCTGTAACTGCTATTCTCTCCGTGTGTTCGTCAATGATGGGGACCGAATTCGTTTCCGTCGTAGGACTCGGCAGCGCTAGACCCTTAAGGTTAGCGCTGCAGGCTTCGACGTGGCCATACCCGACTGGCTTGCCCGGGGTGTTGGGCGCGAAATAGGTCGCGCTGGTGGGCGTAGCAGTCTGGGTTGGTTTGACCGAATTGGTGTCAGTACGGGTAGTGATTATGTCAGTCGGAAGATCACTGCCGCGCACCCTGACGATGCTCAACTCGTCAAGCTTGACAGACGTGTGGAATAGTCTGGTTGCCACTTGGTCCGTTAGTCCTGAATCCTCCAAATCGAGCCGCTTCAAGAGACGATGTGCGGTGTTGATGAGGAAGGAGCGCGCATGTTTCACGTCGTTGGCGATGTGTATATGCGTGCCCTTGAGCATGTCTGCTGGAAACGTGAAGAACCCGGTGAAGCCGGGTAGGCCGACCACCACGTAGCTAGTCGTGCTAGCCACGAGGCGATAAAGGACTATGTCTGAGTGTACGTACTGCATCCTCTTAACGGGGTTCGTCGTGACTTGAGGACCCCAGAAAGATCGGAGCGGTACGTAAACGGTCACAGCCTTGTTAACGTCGGCGTCGAGACGTGAAGTGACGACCTTGTATGTAGTGTAGCCACCAAATTGGTTGCGCACGGTCACTTCTTTGTCCCGTTGATGTTCCCAAACCTCGTGAGCCCACGAGCCGCCGCTGCGCGGCTCGTAGACGACGCGGTTGTCGGAACCAACATACCAAGCATAATGCTCTGCTGACACGCCCACTGGTTGAAAACCGAAGATGAAGATGGGGCGAGCAAAACTTAGCAAGTGGTTCAAATCTGCGAACCCGTCATCGTCTATGAGGACCATGACGCCGTTCGCTGCAATCCTGTCACTCTTCTGCGGAGCGTGCGTGTCTGTGCCGACGCGCCACACGACCATCCCTTTCTCATGAGGTTTCTCGGATGGGCAGTTGAGGTACCACGGTACCCAACCGTAGTCACGCGCTAAAGCCTCAACCCAGTTCACAAATGTGGACCGATTAGAGACACCGATCGGGTTACCGACCGTGCGCGTGAGCGTGATTGGGCACTGCTCTACACAGGATGAGAGGCCTAGAAGAGACCGGACAAAAGTGTCCCTATCGTTGTAGCGCGGGTTAAAGGAGCTACGCAGTCCGGGACGAAGTGGTGTCCAGTTCATCAGCCATGTTGCAAGTCGGTCCTCCAAGTCTTGCAACTGCTGGTGTCGAAGAGTAGCCTGGTTAAACCAGTCAAAGCCAGCTACAGCCGATATGTCGCTGCTGATCATTGATGTGGTCTGGTCGATGGCGTTCCACGTCAGTCTCTGAATGGTGTTCCCATGGAGTGGCAGTGGGAAAAGACTAGGCGCGAAAAGCACGTTCAACGGAGTCAGGCTGCGCTGGTATGCACAAGAAAGTAGCTTCCTACCAAACAGGAAACTCTTGGCCAACAAGCGCTTGGCGAGATAGGACTTTATGAGAATGGCAGCCGTCACGAGTGACCTCGCGCCCACCACCCTCAGAGTTCGTAGTGAAAGTACCACCACAGGTCTTGCGATCGTAAGGCCGAACCTCACGGACATCATGAGTCCCTATCTATGACTCTTCGGTTGCGGTCGAGCCGCGCGGTGCTAGTAGGTGGTCTACCTGCGAATGGTAGAGCACGCTACAGGGGCCTCCCCCTAACCGGTCCTCTATGAATGGAGGAACCAGGCAACCGTTGTTAG